GTATGGGGAATATACAGCACCGGTTTCTAGGAAGTTATTTCCACGGAAGCCCATCAAGATGGTGTTTTCTTGCATGTATGGGTTCTTGTAGACTTGGAAGCGACTTGCGAAGCTACCAACACGACTTACACCCATTGCGAACTTAGCAGAATCACCGTCTGTGTTAACAACATATCCTGGGATTGATTCCAAGATGGTTGCTACATCTGGACCTACTACTAGGAAGTTTGCACCACCACGTAGAGTCAATTGATGAATCTTGTTGCTTACCTTTTGAATCTTGTTACCAAGAGTTTGGTACCAAGTGCTCTTTACGTAAGCAGTACGATTGGTTGAATCGTTGTTTACGGTGAATGTTGGTAGACCGTTAGCATCGTTAGCACCCTTGATGATGTCCTTACCGATTACTGCAGACCATCCTTCAGTTGTCAATGCTGGAGCAGCATTGATCAACATGTCCATGATTTCAAGATCAATTTCCATTGATACATATTCACTCAAGAGAGCAGTCAATTCTGCTTCTGCATCAATGCTGTGGTAAGCATTCAAGTCTTGAGCCAATTCTGGGGTCCAGACTGCCTTTAACTTACGGGTCTTAGCAACGATAGGTTCGCTCTTAAGTTCCAAGTTAACTTCTGGAATGTTGATATCGGTACCTTGATTGATACCAGATGTACCACCTGCAGTTCCCTTGAATGGATTGGTGTCTTCGAAGTCACCACGGGTACTATCAGTAGGTTGTTTGGTGAATGTCAATGTTGCATTTGCACCTTGTACAGGTGATTGTGAACCAGTAACAATCAATTGAATTTTATATGCTGGAGAAGCCAATGTACCGGTATTATATACCTTTGTTAATTCGTTGATTTGAAGTGTTGGATCGATTGATGAACCGCTCAAAGCAAAGCTTCTTACTGCATTCAAGTCGATGTTTGCTGTATTAGCACCAACATCTACTGTTAGTTTCTTGTATGAACCAGTAGCAACATAGGCTGAATCTAGATCAACATCACTAAAACTTACTGATCCAGTTGTTACTGCAAATACAGAAGATGTGAAGTTTTCGGTATAAGCATAACGACCTACACCATATAGACCATTTACAGCTGCATCGGTAGAACCAAGCTTAGTGCTGTTACCACCGAACAAGGATTGTCCGTTGTAACCGTTTTGGCCTGGAAGACCACCACGGGTAGTGCCATACTTGAAGTCTAGATAGAAGATTAGACCGGATGGTAGGTTCATTGGTTGAACTGAAACGAATTCCTTAGCGGAAATTTCAGCGAATACACGGCGAACCAATGGAAGAGCTACGCCAGCCCATTGTTCACTGTTAGCGGAAGTACCAGTAGCGGTAGCTTCGTTCAACAATTGTTGTGCTTGGTTTTCAAGCAAGATGGACATGTGTGCTTTATCAACACCTTCTAGTCCTTCAAGAAGACCAGTCTTGTCCCATTTGCTTTGCAATCCACGGGTTTCAGTCATCAACTTAGCCTGTGGATTCATATTGTTTGTCAATAATGATTTAATATCACTCATAATTTGAATTTATTTTATAGTTAGTTTTTACTCACCTTAATTTAACTTTTTACTTCTTAATTCCGGCGAGCTTTTGGAATCTTGAAGCCATCACGTTGCTGTTTTCTACAATCAATTCCTTTGCAGGAGCTGTTGATGCAACTGGTTTACTTGCCAAACCTTCGGTGATTGTTTTTGCAGTTGTATTGGTTTTCTTGACAACTGATCCACCTAAACTATATGATTCGGACAAAATAGTATAACTCAACTTGACTTCACGGATGGACTTAGCCAAGTCGAACGTTTCCACAACCTTAAGTTTTTGCTTTTGGTCGAGGTTAAAGCTGTTAAATAGTTTATTTGTATATAGCAATTTAGCATTCAACAAATTAACTTCGTTTAGTTGATCACGGAGATATTGAACAGTAGACATAGCTTCGTTCAATTCAGCTTGAAGAGATTCGTCAACCTTTTCATCTTCAATCTTTTCATCTACCTTTTCTTCTTTTTCGTCGTCTTCTTCCTTTTCTTCATTGACGATAGATTCTTCCATTTCTTCTTCTTCTTCGGTTTCTTCTTCGTTCAATGAATCAAGAAGTTCTTGTAGATCAACTACTTCTTCTCCTTCAGCTTCTTCGGCTACTGGAGCAGGAGCTGGTGCTGGTGCTGCAGCCATTGGATCAACTGGAGCAGGTGCTGGTGCAACTGGAGCTGCCATTGGGTCAACTGGTGCAACTGGAGCAGGAGCTGGTGTTGATGCGGCTGGATCAACTGGAGCAGGTGCTGGTGCAACTGGAACATTTGGGTCAACTTGACCTGCTTCATCCAATTCACCTTCTAGTTCAGCGAGAATTTCATTCAATTCTTCATCTGTAATTTCCATTCCTTCATCCATCGCATCATCTTTTGATACAGACATTTCCATTGGCATAGTTTCGGATACTTTATCCGAACTATATTCACCTTCAGAAATTTCGTTTTTTAATTTTTCGGCTAACATAGCTTCTAGTTTTGGTTGGAATGCTTCTTCCAACGCTGCTTTTGCATTTGCAAGTGCTGTAGCACGTACAGCCTTAGCGTCAGCAATAGCTTCTTTTAATAGATTTGACATATTTATTTTCCTTATTTGTGTGAAGTTATTGAGGATTTGAACTTCAATGAAGA